ATATGATGGTTCTTGTTTCATGATAAACTTTTTAAACAACAACATATAGTCTAAGTGATTTACTCCTCCTATTACTATTGGTTGTTCTGTATCATATTCTACAGTTTTAATTTTACCTATTGGAGATAAACGTTTGCCTTCACTTTCACCTGCTACTTTAGATATTCTATGATATAAATAAGGTATATCAAAGAAACCACTATTCCATCCTGTAACAATAGTAGGATCAAGTTGTTCCCATAGTGCTAAAAATGCTTGTAGTAACTCTAATTCTGTTGTAAATGGAACTACTTCTTTACCTGGATTGTTAATAACATTTAGATTATTTTGTTCATCTAAAATTAAACAATAATATTTTTTAGTAGTAGAATCATATACTGAAATTGAAGTAATTTTAGCAAGTGCTTGTTTTATACTTTCAGCAGTTAATGCTCCTAATATTTCACACTCAATATCTAGGTAAACTACATTTTGAAATGAAGGTGTATCATCAGTCTCATAATAAGTGTCAACTAATAAACGAGTTATTTTATCAACATCTTTTTCATAGTACTTAGGATTTTTCCAATCCTCCATTTTCTTAGTAGCTGATACACAATCACCTTCTAATGTGTATTGGTCTCCATTTATATCATTTACATAGTAAGTAGGATAGTACTTAAAATCAGACCAACCATGTTTATCATCTCGTAAATAATATTTTTTCTCGTTAAAATCGTAATAACAGCTTTGATACATATTGTTAATATAATAAAAAAGGCTTGGAAAACCAAGCCTTAGAAAATAAAAGATATGATAGATTTAGTAATTTTAATTATTTATTATCCATTGGTTTAATTTATTTAAATTCATTGTTATATTATTAGGAGCATTAGTTGGTTTTTCAACTGCTTCAGTTTTAAATTCATCTTTAGTTAATTGAAACCAAGTTTTAACATCAGTTCCTACATTAAATATTCCTGTCGCTTTTGTTTTAATTAACTTAATAATTAAATTAGATATTACATTAACATAATCACCATTTGTTAATTGATCAATCCAAGCTTGTTTATAAGGAAATGGATATGGTTTATGAGATGTTCTAATAATTAAATAATTTTTTGATTTAAGTTCTATATAACCATCAGCTAATAATTTAGTATGACAATACCAAGTATTTAAAGTTGAAGGAACATCTTCTTCAGATGCATTATGTTTTGAATTAGCATAAACATAATCTGTTGATATATGAATTAATTTTATATTATACTTATTACAAAAATCAGTTAAATCAGCTACTCCTTTATAATTAATATTCCATTGAGATTGTTTATTATCTGAATAAGTATCAGTATTAGCTATGCAATTAATAATAGTATTATATTTAAGTATTTGAGTTTTTAATTCAAGAGAATCTTGAATAAAATACTTATTAAAAGTATTAGATTGGGTTAAATCAAAATTATCTTTTTTTCTTGAAATATAATCCCAACCTGATTGTTTTGCTAGCTCAGATCCTAATAATCCATCTCCTAAAATAACTACACTCATTTTGTAATATCATAATAACCACCAATAATAAATTTCATTTTAGTATATATAGTACCTTCATTTTCTTCTTCTTTATATTTTGATATTGGTATCACTCTGAAGTCACAGCTAATTCTTGTATTTAATGTTATATTTTGTTTATTTCCATGGGTTAAATTACAACCATTCCACATAACTGTTTGTCCATATAATGTATTTATAGGAGCAAAATCCCATTTATCTTCTTCACTTTCTGCCCAAATAGTATTTTCATTGTAAGCGTCAGTGAATGGTAAGAAAAAATTAATTTCTTCTTTATTATGTTTATATGATTTATCTTTATGGTACTCAAATACACTTAAATTATTTACAAGATGAGTTCTAAAAGTTGGTATTTTTTGATAAACAATATCTTCATTAAATAAAGGCTTTATAATATTATAAATAAATTTATTATAAAGTGGTAAAAATTTATCTAAATTAGAATAATATAATTTATGCCAATGTGTTGATTGATCAGTACCTTTTATAAATAAATTATAATTTTGTTTATTATGGATTTTTTCTAAATTTTCTTCTTGTAAAATATCCTGAATAATTGTTCTAAATGGATATTCATTAATATTAAAATTAATATACTTCATATATATTATTTATCAAATTTTTTAATTACTTGTTCTATATAATCAAATACTTCTGGAGTATAATGAGGAGCAGCTCCGATAAAGAATACTTTGTCTAATACTTTATTTGCTTCTGGATAATCTTTATAATCACCTAAGAAACTATATCCGGGATGCATTAAAATATTTCCAGCGAAATAATTACGTGTTTGGATTTTATTAGCTTCTAAATACTCTACTAATCTATGTTTTAGTCCTTCTTCCTTACAAATAAATGGAGTTCCAAACCAACATGCTTCTGCTTTATCTAACATTTTTGGAGTACAAATATTAGGAATATTATCAGTAAATATTTTTTCTAATGTTTCTTTAGATATATTTCTACGAGTTTCAATTTCATTAAATTTATCTAATTGAACTGAACCAATTGCACCTTGTAAATCTAATGGTTTTAAATTATAACCCATATTAGAAAATACATATTTATGATCTATTACTCCATCATATGATTCTAACCAATTATCAAAACGTTTACCACATGTACCACATGATAATAAATTAGCTGAACCTACACAATAACAATCTCTACCCCACCAAGCAATACTAACCATTAATTTTTTTAATTCTTCATCGTCAGTACAAATCATTCCTCCTTCACCTGTTGAAATATGATGAGCAGGATAGAATGAGTTAGAAAATGCTACATAATACTCGTTTAAATATTTTCCATCCCATTTAGAACCTAAACTATCACAATTATCACCTACTAATTTTAGATCATATTTTTTACAGATTTCTAATAATTTATCAAAATCAGGTGGATTACCTAATACAGGAGAAACAAAAATTGCTTTAGTACGAGGTGTAATTTTAGCTTCAATTTGATTTAAATCAAAGTTTAATGTGTCCCATTCAATATCAATGAATATTGGTTTTAATCTATTTTGATGTAATACTGATATTGTAGTTGCAAAACCAACAGGTGAAACAATTACTTCATCATTATCAGCCCAATTAAAGCGTTTCTTTAGAGCAGCTATTAACACTAAATTAGCTGATGAACCTGAATTAACCATAAATGAATATTTTGTATTAAATTGTTTTGAGAATTTTCTCTCAAATTTAAATACACTTTCACCTGATGTAATCCATTTTCCATTTAAAAATGTATTTATAGCTGTTTCTATCTCATTATTATCCCAATATGGGCCTGAATAATAGATAGGTGTTTTACCTGGTTCAAAATTTTTAGAATTATAAATATAAGGAGCAACATGGTTCCCTACTAATTCTTTGATATTGTCTTTTAAGATCATATTTTAGTAATTTGTTTTACCTTGAAATTGACCATCATATAGGTCTTGAGGAATAGGATTTGTCATCATATAAAACTGACCTACACGAGCATTTTCCTCAATGAATATAGTTTCAGATTCTAACATTAATGTAGTTCCCATTTCTTTAGTTGTAAACCCTGGGTCCCACATAGGTGAATTAATATGAGCACCTCCTCTATAAATAGAAGAGCGTGATGTAATAAATCCTGTAGCGTGAGGAGGAATTGTAACACCTTCGTTAAATGTTAAAGCATAAGCTCCTCTTTCTAATCTCCACATTTGTTTACCTTCAATACTTGTTAAAGGTATTCCAATAAATAATGAGGGATCAACTACTGTTTTTTCTTGGAAAACTAATACTCCACCAATAATTTTTTCAATTTTTTTAACTGATAAATCAATACCTACTTGATTTACTTTATGGTAGTTTGTACCATTCATTTCCATATACTGGAATACTTGATGTCCTGTTAGCAACATATACTTAATTTTAACATTGATAATACTTCTTGTTTTGCTGTTTTACTATGATCTGCAAATGCACCTGATACTTCACTTGTAACCATACTAGCACCTTGATGTTTAACTCCTCTACAAGATACACATTGGTGACCTGCATGTATAATAACCATTACTCCAATATTGCCTTCACAAATTTCATTAATTGCATTATGAATTGCTACTGTTAATTGTTCTTGAATTGCACCTCTTCTACCAAAATGTTCTACAATACGATTTAATTTACTTAAACCAATTACTTTACCTTCTGGTCCTGGAATATAAGCAATATGAACATTACCTAAAATAGCTTGGTGGTGATGAGAACACATACTTGTTACTGGAATGTCTCTTTCTAAAACAATACCATTATATCCATCACTTGGAAATGCTGTAATTTCAGTTGGTATCTCATACCTACCTCTCCATAAATCATTTACATAGGCTTTAGATACACGACGAGGTGTTTCCATACTGTTTGGATCATTTTCCCAATCTACACCTAATGCAGTTAAAAATTTACCATATGCTTTTTCAGCATTAGTAATAATTTTTTTCTTTTCTTTGTCATTTAAAGAACGATGTTGTCCTTTATCAATTAGGTCTTTTAATTGCAATGAAATACCATTTGCAAAACCTGCTTGTGCTGTCTCTAATTTCTCGATGTCAGCTGTTTTACGTCTATTGTTTATAACTTTATCTTTCATATAACTGTATTATAATAATTTATTTTAATAATGCCAAACTATAAGGCATATAAGACTGGATGGTTTCTAAGATGACCATTTTCATTATCCATTCCCATTCCACATAACCACTCTTCATCTACTTCAAATCCCCAAACCATATTTTCTAATGGTTCAGTCTTTTTTCTTTTAGCTAAAGTTACAACGTTAATTGATTTTGGATTTTTAATTTTAATGAACTCAATTAAAGCTTTCATTGTATTACCTGAATCGAAAATATCGTCTACTAAGTAAACATGTTTTCCTTTAATTGGTATCTCTAAATCTTTAGTAATTTTAATATCACCTTGATTATTTTTAGAAACATAACTTTTTACTCTAACAAAATCACATTCAATATCTGTTGTTAATGCTTTTACTAATTCAGTATAAAACATAAAACCACCATTTAGAACACAGACCATAACAACTGGTGTTTTATCTCCTCTATGTTCGTCTGAAATGTTTTTTGCTAGTATTCTTGTTCTTATTTCTATTTGTTGTTTTCCAAATAGTTCAATCATAACAATTTTTTAATTTTTATAGAACCTTCATATTTTTTATAGCCTGTCTCACTTAAAACTACTACTGCAGGTAAGAATTGAACATCAAATAATTCTGAGATAAATTCTGTTTCTTCTTCATCATTATCGATTTCTACTAACTTATGGTCAGGTCTTGCTTTAGCAATTTCGTTTATTGTGGATTTAATTTTAGTGCAATGATCACACCATTCTGTATAAAAGAAAAATATAGATTTTTCCTTACGTTGGATTGATTCTTTAAGTAATTTCTTATTCATGGTAATAAATATATTATAATGTTAAATTTAATTTATCATAATCTACTGTTTTACCTCCATAATTAAATACATCATATATATCTGAATTAAACATTTCAAAGTTACTTGGGTATATATAATAATCAGATGGTTGAAAAATTTTAGCTAATCGTGAGTATACTTTTTGCTCAAAAATTGGCTCTGTTGGTATTGTATCTATAGTGAATAAATATTTAGCCGCTTGTATATTATAAGCTCCATGACCTACAGAAATTGAATTAGGAAATGTTAAATTATATTTTACATCACCCCATTGTGATCCTATTATTTTTATACCATTTTCAAGTAACTTAATCCATTGTTTTTGTTGTTCAAAAATAATATCATTAACCCAATAATCATAAGCAGTTTTAATTACAAATTTAGCGCCTATACCTTCTAATAGATTTAAACCTATATTAATTTTATCTAAATCACCTTTACCATAATGATTATCATCTTGATTTAATAATTCACAAACATAAAGATCACATAATTTAGCTATTTCTTCATTTGGAATACTATCAATTAAAACTATATAACTATTAGTATAATATTTTTTAATTTGTTTAAGATATTTTATTAAGTGATTTGTTTTTTCAATTGCTAATGAACCTCCAATATAAGAAGTTATTAAGAAATATGTTTTATCCATGTGTATGAATTTTTCTAAGTGTAAATTTATGTCCTGAATCTGAGTTGATTTCTAATAATGCTTTAAAGTCTTCAGCTTTATCTTTAGTTTCAAACTCTAATACTTCTCCATGACCATCTAAGATGATCACAGGTATAGTAGCTTTTTCTGTTTCAATATGTTTAATAATAACATAACACATTATACACCTCTCTTTTGTCCGTAAGCAATAATATGATCTCTACCAGTCCAATTATAACCTTCTCTAGTACACATTTCAATTGAAATTGGATACATTCTAGTTAATTCTTCTGCTGTATCACCAGCTGGCATAATCCATGTTTTGTTTTTAGGAATACCTAACTCAACTCTAAACGCTTCAATTTCAGCTAAGTTTTCTTCTGTACCATCCCATACTGGTTTTAAATGATAATCAGAATGAAATTCAATCATCTGTTTAATTTCAGGAATGTTAAGACGGTATTTGTTATGTTGGTCCACAAACTTTTGATCCACTTCTTTACCAAGTGGAGTAAGAATCCCAACCCTAGGAACACTATTGCTAAACTTAGGGCTAATAGATAAGAGACCGATAGGAAAATCAGTCTCAATAAAGTGACTACCTTCAGTTTCCATAGTGATAAGAATACCTCTTTCATTTGCAAAATGTGTTAATTCGTTTACTAATACTGGATGCATTGTAGGTGCGCCACCTGTTAACATCATTTCTTTAATATGAGGATTTTCATCATATATTTTAACGATGTCATTAAATGTAAATTTACCTTTTTCAGGGTGAATACTTGTATACCAAGAATCACACCATCCACCTTCACCAAACCAACATCTGTGAGTACAGCCTGTTGTTCTAACAGCAACTGTAGGTCTTCCTTGTCTACTACCTTCACTTTGAACACAAGGATAAATTTCTATCACTTGTATTTTTTTATTGTAATCTAATATTCTATCCATAACTATTATTCTGCTTCAAAAATTGATGAATTTTTACCGTGTTCAAAACACTCTACTTTAATTACTTTACATCTAGCACCATCTGTATTAGATAATACTTCATTAAATTTGTCTGAAACTAATTTAGCTAATGATTCACATCCCATTTTTTCCATTAAATGAACTTTAGCTAGTCCCATTTGTCCTAATTGTTCAAATACATCAGCAAACGGATCATCTTTTTCAACTAGTAATGTGTGGTCCCACATATGGTCCATCCAATCTTTTAAACCATTTCCTACTGGTTTTGATTTAAATCC